AGCACACGACTGATAATCGTGAGGTCGGTGGTTCAAATCCACCATTTCCCATCGCTCCTTTAGCTATCTGGTGAAAGCAATCGACTCATAATCGATGTGAGGTGGGTTCGATCCCCTCAAGGAGCACTTGACAATCTGAGCAGCATCTGCTATGATTGTCCCATCACCAAGGGAGCATGGTGGAATCGGTAGACACACCAGACTTAAAATCTGTTGGGCAGTGCCCGTGGGAGTTCAAGTCTCCCTGCTCCTATTTCCACTAAATACATTGTAGTGGAAATTTGTAATGAAATACACACTCTCTCAAGCATATTGCTTTTATATGGGTGAAATAGTTCGTATGTATTTCATTCAAGGTGTTCCGTATACATTTGATGAACTTCCTCAAATTATACAAGATCACCCATCAGTCCAAACGGAAGCACTTCAACATCGTGATTATGATGATGAAGATCTGTATAAATGTTCTACCTATCTAATAATGGAAGAAATGCACCCTTTAATGTTTGAGATCCAGGTAGAAAATCCAGACCTGCTTCCAAAAGACGATTGATGTTGCCTAATTAGCTCAGTGGTAGAGCACTCGCCTTGTAAGCGAGCGGTCGTCAGTTCAAGTCTGACATTAGGCTTTGGATGGACTTCGGTTCTTCCATACGAGTCGGGACCATCATATCCGACTCATCTGTCGATGTGGCGGAATTGGTAGACGCGCTGGGTTTAGGTTCCAGTGTCTTTATGACGTGGAGGTTCAAGTCCTCTCATCGACATTTTGAATTTTCAAATTCAAAACTTAGATACATAAAAACAGGAAAAAAAATTCCGCCAAAAAATCACTAAAAAAGTCGAGGGTGAAAATGTCGTTGCTTTCCCAACAAGACCGTAAAATGGTTGAAGACGCTTTACAATTTTATATTCTACATTTGAAATCTTATTCAAAACACGATGAAAATAGACTTAACCAATATTACACTCTTCTTAATTGGATTAAATTAGAGCATTTTAAACATGAAAATTAATCATGTAAATTTTGAATTTCCTGCTATAGTAATTGATGATTACTATGATGAAAAAGAATTAGATTTAATATGGGACGAGTTAAATTTTTTAACAAAGAAAAATGCTATGCATTTTGGGTCTCAAGTTGGATCTGGTGCGGCGGTAGATGAATTTGGAAATTCTTTAAAAAAAAGTAATTATTCTATATTTGTGGATGAGATCTATACCGTTAGAGATGCTTCTAATATTTTAACAGTGAACAGAAAGATATTTGATTATTGGGATTCTATTGTTAAAGATAGCAATCATTGGTTTTACCAAAACTTTAAATGTGAGAGTGATTTTACATTACTCTCTTATTATGAAAATAAAGATTATTACAACTTTCACTCTGATGAATCGTGTATAACGTCTTTGACTTGGTTTTATAAAGAACCAAAAAAATTTAAAGGTGGAGATTTACATTTTTATAATAAAAACAAGATTAATGTGTTAAACAATAGAATGGTAATATTTCCTTCTATGATTTCTCATAAAGTTGATCCTGTTGTTATGAAAAAAAAGGATTTAGATCAAAAACTTGGTAGATTCTGTATTACTCAATTTTTACACCCTAGCTCTAATTAATAAAAATTAACCTCTGGTACTGTGCTGATATGAAATTTGGAGAAATTATAGGACAATATTCTAATAAAAATCAAGCTTTTATGTATCCATTTGATTATGCTATGATCCGCTTGGTGTGGGATAGCATGGGATTTGGTAATAGAATTAGATCTCAAAGTTTCTATGAAATTGATCTGGTGGAAAAAGAAAATCCAGAACCTTATCGGGAATCATTTCATACCTTTGAACAGGTGAATGATAACGAGGTTTTATTTTATACCTACGACAGTAGTTGGAACGAGTTGTGTGTACATACCATTTGTTGGGATGGTGAGTTCTGGGTGTATCAACCCTGTGATACTTGTATTGTCAAAGATATCAAGATTATTAGTGAAATCAAGTTCAACGATAAGAAATACTATGGTAGAGATGCTGGATATGATGCTGATGGTAATCTAGTATGGGGCAAAGAAACTGGTATGTTTGAATTTGATAAGTTATGAACGATGATAAAGTAGCACTTAAAGAGTTTTTACGTGGTGCTGGTTCTATTGGTATTATTGTGGGAGGAGTTATTCTAATTATTTTTCTACTCTATCAGTCACAGAATCCTCCAGTTGAATCACAATCTACCAAAGTGATTGGCACTTACAAAGAATGTGATATAATACAGTGGCATTACGGACCACTTGCTGAATACAAGTATTTTTTATATTGTCCTCCACCACGATGAACGATGATATGCCCTGGGTCAATCTGACTCAAAAAGAAGTTGAAGAACTTCGTAGTAAAAAACAAGAACTCACACAATACGGAAAGGAGAAAATCCGAGAACTTATGAACCACGAAGAAATGCTGGAAGAGGCAGCACGAAGAGAAAAAGAAAACAAAGTCCTAGACATCGCAAAGAACTTTATTGAGGAACATTCGGATGCAATGAAGGAACTTGCGAAGATTGAACATCAAGAACTCGCAACAGAACTTGCACTTGAACTTCGTTCTTGGGCTCAAAATGAAGAAATGATTGACCAATACTTTACTAAACATGGTATAATCTGTAATCAAGCCGCAGACCTTCTTGATATGTTCTCTTCACTTTTATATTTTTCCAAAACTTCTTGCAAAATGACTTACAAAGTTAGATTTATCAACATCAAATATACAGATGTCTTTGAGAAAGATCAAGTATTAACAGTCAAGGAGATGATATCCTATGCTTGGCACGAAAACTTTACCTTTGAAGAAGTAGAAGGTGAATACCACACTATCTTTTTCGAGGATGTAGAATGATGTATTGTAAGCAATCCTGACTCATTGGAGTGTAGCTCAGTGGTAGAGCGGTCGGCTGTTAACCGATTGGTCGTAGGTTCGAATCCCACCACTCCAGTTGGCGATACTGCCATCAAACCAAACCCCTTCCGTGTGACTTTAAACCCCCCTTAAGGGGGTTTTATTGTTTATAAATATTCGTAAGAAGAACAACGTAAACCTAGGTTTGAGTAATTATGGCTCTTACAAGACTTGATAATCTCTATTCAAGCAAAACAGGAAAGTATCTGTATGTATCACCAGATGATTTCAACGCTACTGATGAACTTGATAATAGGGGTAATTCGCCCTTAAGACCGTTTAAAACAATTCAAAGGGCATTTATTGAAGTAGCTAGATACTCATATTTACCAGGAAAAGACAACGATAGATTTGACCAGTTCAGCATCATGTTGATGCCTGGTGATCACTATATTGATAACAGACCTGGATTAGTTGATTATAATGAGGGCGGAAGACAACGTTATTATGATTCTCAAAATTTAATTCTTGCTAATCGCCAAGAAATTATAGATCGTGCCGCTGCTGAAGTTGCTGTACAACATCCAGATTTTTATTTTCCTGGGGACAATCAAACAGATTCCAGTTCTAGATATGCGGATGCTTATCGTTTTATCCAAAAAAATAGAACAGTTATTGTAGATACAGCATTAGCTGAAGTTGCTGTACAACATCCAGATTTTTATTTTCCTGGTGATAGTCAAACAGATACTGGATCTAGATATGCTGATTCTTATCGTTTAATTAAACTAAACAAAACACAAATTGTTAATACTGCCTGGGCAAATATGCTTGCTCAGTATCCATCTTCTGCTCCTACAGAAACAAAGTGTAAGAGAGATTTGGGCATCTTTGTTGATTCTATTTCTTTGGATGTATATACAAGAGGAAATAGATATTCTAAAGAATTTGCTCTTCAATATTTTAATAATGGAGTTCCAATTTCTAATGGTTTAGTTGGTGAAGAAGTACAGTCTGTCTATGCTTTTAACGAAGCAGCAGCATTAATGAAAACTGCTATTGTCAATGGATTAGCAGTAAACGATTTGACAATAACAGCTGATCCACTTACTGGTTTAAATACAAGCCCTAACTCATGTGCTGATGTTAGAGCTGCTATTGATACATTAAATACCATTGTAACTACAGCTATTTCTACTGGTTCTATCGCTGGATTACCAAATCCAGTTAATGATGGAGTATTTTCTTTGGTAGGTGAACCCAAATGTCGTAGAGACATTGGAATTTTTGTTGATGCTATTTCACTAGATATTTTTCAGGGTGGTGGAAATAGATATACTCGTAAATTTATCAAAAATTATTTTAATGCTGCTGGAACATCTTGGGTAAATAACGGCTTGCAAGATGAGCAAGAACAATCAAATACCGCTTTTGCTAAGGCAAGAGATATGATGATTCAGGCAATCAATAATCAATTATATTATAAAGATCTCACTATTACAGCAGATCCTGCAACTGGATCAAATACAAGTGTTAGTTCTTGTGCTGATGTCGCTGCTGCCATAACATCTTTAACGGCTATTGTTACAACAACAGTTACCGCTGGTAATTTAACTAATTTGGTAGCAGAAACAGTTCCAAATATTACTCCAGGAGAAACAAAGTGTAAGCGTGACATTGGATATATTGTTGATGCAGTTTCTTCCGATTTGGCTAATGGCGGAAATGCTAATATTATTGCTGCTACAAAATCATATTTTTCTAAATCTGGTGTTCCAATTGCAAACGGATTAGTAGACGAAGAAGATCAATCTATCACAGCATTTAACATGGCTCGTGATATGATGAAAAAAGCGGTAACAAATCAACTATCTACCAAAGATCTTACAATTTCTCCTGGACCAGCTGATTATGATTTGGGTGGGGTGGTTATCCCAAATCTACCTTCAGGAAATGCCGCTACTTGTATTGATGTACAAACAAACATTGATACACTAATTGCCATTATTACAACAACAATTGATGCTGGTAATTTAAACAATCTTGCTGATATTCAAGTTACTGGAACAATTCCTGTATTTAACTACAGCAAAGCTTTAGAAGAATGGCAAGATAATACTGTTTTAGATCTCAGCAATCCAGATAACGTACTTTACAAATTTAATGCTTCTACTGGTGGTGCTATCGTACCTAGAGGTTGTTCTCTTATTGGTTATGATCTTCGTAGAACTATTGTACGTCCTCTTTATGTTCCAGACCCTACAGATGGAACACAAGGAAGAACTTCCATTTTCAATCTAACTGGTGGATGCTATATTTGGCAATTTACTATTAAAGATGGAGATCTTTCAAGCAATTCTCCATTATTTGACGAAACTGATAATGTAGGTAAAGTTTACTTCCAGAAGGGTAATGTTTCTCAACTTGCTGTTCCTGAGTACTCACACCACAAAATCTGCATTATGGAGTATGCAGAAAACCAGGAATTAGACCTTTACTATCAAAAAGTTGCTAGAGCTTTTGCTTTATTCCAACCAACAATTGATGATGGTGATTTTGAACCATTACCACAAGAAAATAGAATTGTTGGACCTCTTTCTGATACAAGAAGTATTGTTAATATCAAACTAGTTGCTAATACAAATACAGAAAAGACAACTGTACGTGTAACTACTAAAATTGCTCATGGATACTTTAAAGATCAATATATTGCCATTATTGATAATGGATTGAATGATCTTTTAAATGGAACATTTAAAGTAACTGCTACTAACGTTGGAAATAATCCAAAAGTATTTGAATATGAAGTAAATTCAACGATAGCAATTCTTGGGTTAGATATTACACAAGATGGATATAGCACAGGAAGCACTCCAGCATTAAGTACAAACGCTCGTGGACAAGCAGAAATTGATTCTGTAGAATCTGCTTCTCCATATGTGTTTAACTGCTCAATTAGATCCACATGGGGTATTTGTGGTATGTGGGCGGATGGTGCCAAAGCAACTGGTTTCCGCTCAATGGTTGTCGCTCAGTACACTGGGGTTTCTCTACAGAAAGATGACAGAGCGTTTATTCGTTATGATGAATTTACAAACACTTGGAATCAGGCATCATTAACTGATGCTTTTGCTACTGTTCCTTATCACGCAAAAGGTGACGCTTATTGGAAAGATGATTGGAGAAACTTCCACATCCGTGCTTCTAATGATGCCTTCATCCAGTGTGTATCGGTATTCGCTGTAGGATTCCATGATCACTTCTTAATGGAATCTGGTGGTGATATGTCTATCACCAACTCCAACTCAAACTTCGGTAATACGTCACTACATGCTGCTGGATTTAAAGGATTTGCTTTTAATCAAGATAAAGGCGGATACATTACAGATATTATTCCAGTAAAAGAAATTGATTCTAGTTCTTTCAATGAAAATACTTTAAAATATTATTCAATTGCTCTACAACCAACAAAATTAGAATCTAACAATACAAAGCTATATTATGGTGCTGATAATGCTTATGATCCATTCACTAAACCAACCACAACTATTGAAACATATAGATTAGGTGCTAAAAATGATGAGAAGATTTTTCTAAAGTTAAAATCAACTAGTGGGTCTACAGACGAATATAATTGTACTTTATCACCATCAGGATTTAAGAGATATACCGTATCATTAGATACTTTAAATCCAGATGGAGTTTCTATTGATAGTGTAGCACAAGATGCTGCTAATAGAATTGAAGATAATAAAACGTTCATTCAACAGGAAGCATACGGATATATCATACAAAAATATCCAAATCTTCTTACAAATACTAATATTACCATCTCTAAATGTCAAAGAGATATTGGTATCTTTGTTGATGCTGTTATTCAAGATTTAAGACTTGGTGGAAATATCAATACGATTCAAGCTGCTGAAGGATACTATGTTGGTGGACAACTTTCTTATATTACTAGTGAATTAAATGAAACCATTGAAGGACTTGATTATGTGAAGAATCTTTGTATCTCAGCAATGAGAAACTTTGATTATCTAATTAGAAATTGTGCTACAACTACTGGGTCTCCAATTGTTGATATTGGTGATACTAGCGGTATTGTAATTGGAATGAAAGTAACTCAGTATGCTTATAATACTACTAATTTTACTAATGGTAGATTGAATGCTAATGCTGTTCCTGTTACGGATTTCCCTGTTATTCCTTCAAATGTTTATGTAAAAAGAATTTTAGATGCTACAAAAATTGAACTCGGTACACAAGGAAGCAAATTATCCACAGGAACAACTGTAGTTGCCAACACCACTACTGCTAGTGGTGCGTATTTGTATTTTGAACTTCCTCAAACTGCTTCTTTAACAGATAGCAATAACAATTTACAAGGTGCTTGGGCAGCACAATTTGCTACTAAAGATCCTACTATTCTCCAAGATACAAGTACTTGGACTGGAACTGAAAAAGGATATCCAGAATGTGTTGATATTGCTACCACTATTCAAGGATATTTTAGCAACGTTAATTTAATTTTAAATCAAGGATTATCTCCTTTAAATAGCACAGCAATTGATGCTTCTAATTTAATCAAGTCTAATAAACAGTTAATTGCTGAAGTTGCTGTTGATAGGATGTTAACATACTTCCCTGGATTTGTAATTCCTGGAGGTAATCAAGAGTGTATTGATGATGTTCTTAAAGTTATTGATGCTCTAACATTTAACGTTAAGTATGGATCTAATAGTAAAATTTATGAAGCTGGATTACTTTATGCTACTCAACCTGCTTTACTAGCAGGCGAAAGATCACAATCTACATACGTTTATCAGCAAGTAAGAGACATGGCTATTCAAGCCATGAGAAATGAAACCATTACAATTACTGGATCTACTTTAACTCAATATAAAGATTTAACTATTCTACAAGATCCATTAAACCCAGCATGTGCTGGTGTTGCTACTGCCATCAATAATTTGATGGCTATTCTTATTCAATCGATTGGAACAGAAGACACTCCTGGTAATTTGAATGGTATTACAAAAACTACACCTGAGTTTACTAATATCACCAGAGTAGAATCTACATTAGATACTGCTAATCTTGCCACAAGAGCTACTTTATTTACTGTTAATACTGGTGGTGGAACATCGAATCCCCATAACTTTGAAACTGGTACGCCTGTTAGACTTGTTCCTAGAGCAAAAGATGGAACTTATCCAGATAAAAGAGTTATTAGACTTCCAAGAGGATTTGATACAAATACAATCTATTATGTAATTGCTCCTGGGCGTGGAACATACCCAGAAAATTATGCTGATGACGCTATATATCCAAATATTTTTGGACCTACCGCATCAACTAAACTGATGCTTGCTAGCACAAAAGAAAATGCTGCTGCTGGTATTTACATTTATTCTTCTGAAACTGATTCTGTTGATCAAAATGTTGAAATCGAATTACAGCAATATACTCTCGATGAAACTTATAATTTACACAAATACACCTGTAATTTTACCGCTGGGCAAACTGATGTAATTAAAACAGATATTCCTCATATCTTTGATACTCCTGGAAATATTAATCAAGTTCAGAAAATTTTCTTTAGAACATTTGGTGATCCAGCAGATTCTCAATTACCACAAATCACAGTTAACGGTGTAAGTTCTCCAGTATCAACAACTGAATATTACTATGTAAGATATGTTTCTTCTAAGACATTTAGCGTACATACAACAGCTGCTGAAGCTCTTGCTGGAACACCTAGAGTAACATTTACTTCTGGATTTGGTAAAGATTTCTATGTATTTGCTGATAAAAGAGTAAGTCCAGTTAGATTTGATGTTACTGCTCAAGTTATTGAAACTTCTACTAATATAACCAGAACTGGTTTGTGGTACATAAATGTTAAAGACGAAACTACAGAACAATATAATATTTTAAAAAGATTACATGAACTAGGTGCTACAGTAAAAGACGAAAGAAGTAAGAATACTTTCTATAAGAGACTTACTGATTCTAGAACAGCTGCTGATAGAATTTATAGATTACGTTATGTAATCCCAGAATATGCTGAAGGAGTTAGAGATCCTTTAAGAGGATTTGTTATCAAAGCAAGAACTGACGAAACTAGAAAACTTCTACCACAGAAAATTATTCTTAAGAAAGTTGCTAGTGGTAGTCCAAACGTTGCTTATTTTGAAACTGAAATTCCAAACCCAACGGGAGGAACAATTACCCAGCAATTAGGATTAACTTCATCAGAATTAAATGCTAATTTTGATTACGATCCTTATAACTCAGGTCAGTCTAAAGTAATTACCAGTGATAAAACAGCAAGTAAAATTGGATTTACGATCCAATCTGCTAGAAAAGTAAATATTAGCGGCACGGATTTACTAGAACTTACAGTATTTGATCACACAATTACTAATGATGCTCTTAAAAATGATAAATTTACTACAGTTGAGATTACCGCTCCACAGGGAGGAAGCTTCAGAATAAATGCTTCTACAACAACAGATCTAAGTAGAATCAATTGGAGCGGTTATTCAAGTGGTGGTGGATGGTTACAAGGATACTTTAATGTTCAGGAAACTGGTAAACATTATTTAATTATCAAAAATATTGACGATAATAAAATTATTCCTTATAATTCTTTAATAACTACAAAATTCTCACAACCAGTATTAGATCAAAACGGAAATCCAACTTTTGATAGTAATAACAATCCAGTTTTAATTTATGCTAATCTTGCTGCTAAAGAAAACAGTGTAGGCAGTACTGATAATTCTTTAAGTAAATCTGCTAAAGCAGATTACCTTTATAGCAATAAAGATGCTAACGTATTAACTGTTACACCTGGCGATATTATCGAGGATGATGATAGCGTACAATATCGTGTTCTTTCTGTAGAAGATGCTGGAGAAATTGAAGATACATTCTATATTTTTGATATTAATGAGATTCAAAGAAGAATTCCAAATCAACAATCTGGAATTTACTATCTAACAGTAGTAAAAGGAAATATCAGTCCATATCCTACTGGTGCTGGAGTTGGGGAAAACTTTAGATATTATAAGTTCTCTCAACCAATTTCACAACTATACCCATTAAATTATAAGAATGATCCATTGTGGTTCCAAATTAAACAAGATGGATCTAGAGATACTTCTATTATAGATACTCCTCCTACTGTTTGTGCCGCCAATAATTATGTACATGGTCTAGTAACAACAAACGATTACAAGAACAGTGAAACTAAAGAATCTGTATTAGATTTAATTGAAAATCCATCTTTATCTAGATATGATTATGTAACAAATGCAATCAAGGCACAGGAAGGTAACGCTGTATCTGGATCTGAAGATAGAAAAATTCCTATCTGTGGAGATTCACCATATCCAACAGAAGGAAAACTTTATGTAGAACTTCGTAGACCATCGATTGCTCGTTCTGGTAACCACACGTTTGAATATCTTGGATTCGGTCCTGGTAACTACTCAACTGGTTTCCCACTACGCCAAGAAGTCGTTCTTTCTGATATTCAAGATTTTTATGCTCAATCGAAGAAAGAAGATGGTGGTATTGTATTCTATACTGGTCTAAACTCTAATGGTGATCTCTATATTGGTAACCGTAAAATCAACGCCATTACGGGAGAAGAAACATATCTAGAAAGAGCTGTATTAGCAGATTCTGCTGATGAAACTGGCGATATTGGTGGTCTTGTAACCACTTTTGAACTTCCTGTAGTATTTGAAAAAGATATTACAGTTGATGGTAACGCTAATTTCAATAATCCAGTTACTATTAATGTTGAAGCAAACGAACCAAACGCTCTTACTGTCGTATCTAATGTTTCTTCAATTGCTGGGGATGATATATCCTTAGATGGACAAGCATTTGATCTAAGTTCAATACCTTCAGGTGGAGATATTGTCCTACATAAAAATCAAATTTGGGCTGGTGTTTACAATTTAAATCCTAGAGGCAATACTTTACTGAGTGGTCAAGATTACAGTATTAGAACTCATGTTGACCAAACAAATGGTAATACACCTTCCAACCACACCCCAAATCAAGAACTAAGTACATTAGGTCTTGCTATACAGTTTGGAACAAGTGGACCTAAACCAGGCGATATACTTCTGAAAGGTAAAGAAATTGGATCTACTGGATCATTAGCGTGGGTATTTAGTAATTTCTATAGCGATATCACAAGCAGTGTATTTACTGTAACTGCTTTAGGAAATAACTTAGTTAGATTTAATCTTCAAGCTGGAGTCAGTACAACTGATGCTGCTGTAAATATTGTAGTCGGTTCTACTTTAAGAATTGGCGGATTAACTGGAAGATTTACTAATGTAAATGGAATTAGAACAGTAACTGACAAAACTGCTAGCACATTTACAGTAACAACTCCATTTGTTATTTCTACAAGTCCTAATGATCCTACTGTTATTACTGGATCTACAATTGAAATTTCTAGGAATTCTTGGAAAGAAGTTGGTGTTCTAGGAGCGGAAGCACTAAGAACAAATACTGACAATTATGGTGATTTTAGATTGGGGATTAATACTCTTGCTAGAGCATCCCACGGTACTGGTGGAGATCAAATTAATGGATTTGTTTCTGAGGCTGTAAAACCAAGAGCCAATCTTGATATTGTTGGTACTGCTTTTATTAGTGGTAAAACTTTAGCAACGAGTCCAAATAATTTTACTGCTAATCCAACTCTTGCTGCTAGAACATTCTTAACTCAAAATAATGCTTTCTTAGTTGGTGGTGATAGTTCAGCACCAAATAATGCTTCCACGTTACGTGTGATGACCACAAATAATGGTAGATTTGGTATTAACACAACATTTAATGGAACTGTATCAACAGATTTAGATAGAACATTTGTTGTTATTGGTAATGCTAGAATTACTCAAGATGTTAGATTACAAGCAAATCTTGAAGTAAATGGCGGATCTTTAACAACTACTTCGACATTCTTTAATCTTACTACAACACCAACTGATGTAAATGCTTTTGATGGTGCTAATAATCTTAATATTGCCAGCGTAACTACTGGTACACAAGTAGTGAATTTTGGTAATATTGCTTCTAATTCTACCTTTAACATTGGTGCCTTTAGTACTACTGGTGTATTAAACATCCATTCTTCAACAACAAGTTCTGTAATTTCCTTAGGAACTGCTAATAATACAAATACAAACAGTACTAGTGTTGTAAGAATTGGTGGTGCTTATTCTAAGAATAGTGACAGCTTGATAAATGGTAGCATATTGAAAGTTTATAACAGATATGCTCATTTTGATGGCGATGTTTCTTTTGGTAAAGGTTTAGCTACTGCTACTGGTATTGCTAGATTACAATCAAATGCTCAGCAAGTAGATTTCTTAACTATTACCACATCAAAAGTTAATCTTGCTACTGCTGCTTCTACTGTAAATATCGGTGCTCTAGGTGGCAATACAACAGTACAAAATTCATTAACTATTCTTGCTAATACCACAATGAATGGAGACACCACATTATTGGGTGGTCTTAATTCTGGTTCATTCCAGTTAAGAAGAGGTTCTTTTAGTGTTCCAACACAAACACATACTGCTGGCAACAACACAACAATTTTCAATATTGATCTCTATAAGAGACAGCCAATTAATAAAACAATTGATACTGAAGGAGCAGCTACATATGGAAATACTACATGGAAAGTATCTACTACTGATCCAGAAACTTATTTCTTACCCATAGGTGAAGTAGCAACTTCGTTAGAATATGAAGTTGGTGCTTACTTATTAATTGACAGATCAGTAGCAGTTACTGGTCAAAATACTACAGTGTCTCCAGTTGGAGAACAATATAGTGAGCTTCTTGAAATTGTTGAAATTACAAATATTAATAATATTACGTCTCCTCCATCCTTAAGAATTACAGTTAAGAGAGCAAGAAACCAATTAACTTCTTCTGGTGGAATGGTTGTTGATAACAATGCTCCTAGCGGTTACAAGTTCTTAAGACATGATCACCCAGATAATGCTATTCTTGTTAGATATAACCTATCAAAAACTGTTAGTTTCCTGACAACAACTTTGAATGCTCCTACACCAGGAACTCTACAAAATGCTACCACTGGAACGTTTAGCGGAACTGTTACTGTTGGTGATATCTTTAGACTTTCTGCTAATGCTGAAGGATACTTAGGTGAATTAACTTTTGTTAATGGTGTAACGGAAACATCAGTACAAAAATTTGTTGTCAATGATGGTGGAACCCCAGCTACAGAATTGTTTGTTGTTGAATCTACTACTGGTAACACCAGCATCTATGGTAATACTACAGTATATAAAAATCTAACGCTTTCTGGATCAACTACAGCAAATACAGATAGACTTATCATCACTGATGGTACTACAGTTAATAATTTTGTAGTTGATAGTGCTAATGGCAATACATCTATTGCTGGCAATTTGGGTGTCGGTGGAACTCTCTATGATAAGTTTGTAGTTACTGGATCGTCAGGAAATACCTTGTTAAAAGGTGGCAATCTAACTATTACTGCTTCTGACGGAACAACTAATAGATTAACTCTACAAAATTCTAGTGGTAATTTAACAATCAGCGGGACACTTACTGCTAGCGGAACTGGTGAAAATGTATTCGTTGGCGACATTAAATTAACTGGTGGTGATCTAACAGTAAGTAAACTCGTCGGCAATGTCGAAACAAATATCTTTAAAATTAATAATACTGGATCTATTGACTATGCTAATCAGACTGGATTCTTTACTCCTTCTGGTGCTAGAAAGTGGATTTACGCTAGTGGAGGCGCCGAAATAATTGAGGTACAATCAAATATAAACTATTTTGTTGCTCCTTCTGCTAATACGGTCATCAAATTGCCATTAACTCCCACAACTGGTGACATGATAAGAATTGTTGATGTCGGTGGTTTACTGACTTATAATGTTTCACTCAAATTTAGATGCCCAACAGGAACTAGAATACAAGGCGACGGAACTAATTCTGGTGGTACGCCAGATCCAGGATCTACATATAATGGTGGCGAACTAATTATCCAAACACCTAATGCTGCTCTTGGATTAATTTTCATTGGTTCTACTAATTATGATGGAACAACCACAGGTGCTCCATCAACACAACAAGGTTGGTGGTTAATGGAAATCTAATATGGCAAGTTATAACACAGTACGTACTGCTGAAGCTCAACCCATAGGATCTTTAGTTCCTTGGGGTGGGTCATTAACTAGGATTCCGAAAGGTTGGCTTTTGTGTAATGGAGCGGAATTAAATGCATATGAATTCCCGCTTCTAGCAAGAGTATTAAAAGACACATATGGTGGACTAGGTTTTGGAGGTACATTTCCAAATTATACTGGTACATTTAAATTACCAACTGTAAACCAAAAATCACTAGCAGATATTTCTGTTGCATATTTTTCAAGTAATACACTATCACAACCAACAATTAATGTAGATACTCCAACCGCTGCTAGTGTAGTGGCATCATATGTTGGAACTGAAGGAGATTTGGGACCACCACAAACAGTTTATGCCACAACTGATTTGAATTTTACTTATACCCCAGATCCAGATGGTATTATTAATACTTTTACTTTCACTGGAACTGCTCCAACTAGTACGACTACAACTTTATTTTCTAATGTCCCTGCTACTACTACATCAGGAACTGGTACAGGAGCATTTTTTAATGTAGTAAAAAATACCAACCAAACATATACTGTCATTTTAAAACAAAAAGGATCTGGTTATGTCTCTGGAAATACTTTAACAATACCATTTAATTTGATTGGTGGTAATTCAACTGCTAATAATGTCACAATTACTGTTACATCTGTTGGCAATGGATTTTTTCAGGGAACTATTAAAAATACTGATGGAAATAAATTAAAATTTACTCCAGGTTTTGATATTACACCAATCTATATTGTTCCTAGGAAGTTAGGAAGGCAACATATGCCTCAGCATCTTCACCCTGGATCATATTTAAGTATTAACAAAAATGATGTTTCTGATAATCCAGGACAAGGTGTTGGTGTTTTTGATAGTCCACAAATTGTGATTGGTGAACTTGCCCATTGTTTGTTTCCAGCTGTAGGTATTTTCTGTGCCAGAGAAGTACAAGCTTGTGGTCAAGGTGGTCGCCTTGAGGGATATAATGTTTGGGGAAGTTCACAAACAGATGGAACAATTACAGTCAGTGCTCCATTTGAACCTGGGGTTGGTAGATATGCTCTAGCATCTATCGCTGGTACATTACCTGCTAGAACTCATACAGCTTTATTTACATCTAGTGGTGCCCATGGCGTTGGTAAAGGATGGTTTACTGATGCTAAAAAATTAAGAGATGGAAATGGAAATGTCAGTTCTGCTGGTAATGCTTTGGAACAACTAAGGCTCGATGGAAAAATTCGTGAAGGAACTTATATTCCTTTTAGTGATGATAAGTCAGTAAATTTCTATATAAACTATGATGATGGTTTAGCAGCTGGATTAGGTAGTGATAATACAGTAGCACCAACAACGGTCATGTTCAATAATGCTGCTACTAGTTTTACTAAAACAGTAAGAACAAATTTTACTGTTTTAGATGTTATTCAATGTCATGATCACCAAGGGAGTCTTAATGTTACATATGATAATGGTAATCTTTTTATTCCAGATTCGATAGCTGCTAATGTTGTACCTAATGTAACTCCAGATAGTGTTCCTGGAGCATTTCAAATTATTTTTACTATACCTACAGCATCTTTAGCTATAACCAATTTAATTAGAGCATACTAAAATGGCAAAATATTATTCAGTAGAAAAGGCAAAATTTGGTGGTACAACTGGAACTATTATTCCATTTATGAGACAACTTCCATCAACAAATTTTCCAGATCAAGGAAACTGGAAAAACTATGTTCCCGCTGGATTTTTGAGATGTGATGGAACTATTTACAAAGCTGATTTGTTTCCTATATTAGCTTCTGTAATAGGAATTGGAACCAGTTGTAGATTTGCTAAAGTGACTACTGGAGCAAACGCTATATCATCAGATTCTATTCAATTACCAGATTTAGGATCAAAATTTATTAGATGCTCAAATGCTTCTGGTCAATATCTAAATCTAACAACAGCTCAAGATACTACACTATCAAAAGTTGGAGTAGAAACTGAAGTTAGTTCTCTAGTAGGAAGTTCAGCAACAATTACTTACGCTGGTACATTTAATCTTACTGGAGCCACTGATATAAACTTCAGTGGGAATCCTTTCTTTGTATCTGATAATGCTGGATATTCTCCATTAGATTTTTTAACAGAAGATAATTTTCAAGCTCATGGTCATAATGCTGATGTTGGAGTTTTTACATATCTAGGAAAATGGAAAGATAGTAATTGGACCAGCAATGGTGGATCAGGATCTAATAGTGGAAAAACTGATGGATCTAACAATTTAGAGCAAATACAAGGAGCTAGTAATGCTGTTAACAATCCTAGTCATAACCACCAAGTACTTTTTCCCACTTCCACTCAATTAAAAGCAGCCACAACATTTAAATTTAAGTATAATGATAATCAAACGATTTCTGCTGACGGATTAACTAGCACTATACAATTATCCACAGAGAATGTTAAAAAATTAGATAATGTTATTATGCCTTATGTTTTAGTAGAATATATTATTAAAATTTGATATGGGATTTAAAGCCGTACCTTATTCCACCGCAGTTTGTGGTACTAATTGTGAAGGATGTGGATCAATATCTTTAAGTGCCCCAAATAATGCTACATACTCAACAAAATTTACTTCAGTTGTTTTTGCTAGCTATGGAACTCCTAATGGATCTTGTGGATCTTTTACTTACGGTGGATGTCATGCTGGATCTTCTTTTGGGGTCGTTTCTAATGCTTTTATCGGCAAGACTTCGGGATCTGTAAATCCTGTTAATGGTACATTTGGTGACCCTTGTCTAGGAACTTATAAGAGACTTTTTATTCAGTTAACTGCTTCTGGCACACAGCAGGTATTTGTTCCAATTCCTGTAATAAATTCTTTTTCTGCTTCTCCAAATCCACAAATTAGCCCTAATGGCACACCTCAATATACAACTACTTTAACGTGGTCAACTACTAATGGCAGTGGTGGTAGTGCTACAATTACTAGTAGTGCTGGAGAAACGTGGAATGTTAGTTCTTTAGGTGGTAATTTAAATATTACAAATTTACCACAATCTTCGGTAGGTACTAATTCTCCTGCTACAAGAACATATACTTTAGTTGTAAAAAATGAACTTAATGAATCCGTATCCACTACCATAACTGTTTCTTCATATAGCGATAATGTTCCGAATGATTATACTGTTCCATCTAAAATTGACCAGGAACCTAACACTACAATCATTTGGTCATTTGGACCAATAACAGGTATTGATATGGGAACTACATCAACTGTTAGTTCGGGAGTTGAAATTTCTTTAAATGGAAATAATTGGACTAATTCTCTTTTAGTATCTTCTGGGCAATCGTTATTATTAAGAACAACCACTTTACCTTTTAACACAAGTCCTTTAGCATTAACAAATACAAAATCTTTGTATGTTGATATTGGACCACTAAGGAAGTATTTTTCTGTTATAACTAGAGCACCAAATCTAGAAGAATTATTTGATTTTGGCGATGCTATGACAGCATTTCCATTTCCTGATATTGATCAAGTAACTAATACTCCAACTCAATATATAACCAGTCCATCAACTATAGTTGTAGACAATGTTGAATTATCTAATCCATATGGAACCGAGATGCTTACCGATAACAGCGAAACTCAAGTTAGAATTAAAACAGCTGGAACTTCTACGTTTGGAAGCTGGAAATATTTAAGACAAGGATTGCTAAAAATTCCTTTCGGATCTATCACAACCAGAACATCAATTATTACAAATAGTACTCCTACACTATTTTCTACCAGATCTTCTGGAACATTGACAAGTTCTAATACTATTCCATAAATAATAAAAAAATATTGTGCTGTAATGGCTCAAGTTAATTTTGATACAACCTATAATAGTGCTGGTGCCAGCGTAAATGTAACAATACCAGTAAACGCTGTTAATATTCAATTAACAGTTCAAGGTGGTGAAGGTGGAAATGGAGGTACTGATGGTGGTCCCCCTGCGGGGAATGGGAAACCAGGGGGTGGTGCCAGAGTTGGTGTCTTTACTTTACCAGATTATACTACTAGAAATTTAAATCTTCTACCTGGCGGTGCAGGTCAAGCAAGACCTGCTCAATGTGGAGGATGTAGCTCGACAGGCGGCGCTAGTAATATTAATGCCAAGGGTGGCAATAGTGGTGTTACTGGCGGCACTGGAAGTTCTGGCGCTGGTGGTGGTGGAGGCGCTGCTAGTGTAGTTTTTGATTCCTTGTCGAATAGTTATATAATTGTTGCTGCTGGTGGAGGCGGTGGCGGTGGTGGCGGTATGGGATGTACTGCTGGATCGGGTGGGTCCGCTGGCGGCACTTTTACTGCAACAACTGGAACATTATCTATTGCTCCTGGTGGCGGTGGTGGTAATGCTGCGGCTGGTGATGGTGGATCTGGCGGCGGCGGTGGAGCTGGAACTAGTGGTGGCGGCGGAGGGCAAGGTGGTGGTGATTTTTGTAACCCTCGTTCAACTAGTGGCGGCGGCGGTGGCTCTAGTGGATATCGTAGTAATGTCACCACATTAACTTCTCAAAGTAATACTGCTGGTGCTGGTAATACAACAGGATATATTAGGTTAAAGTATACTGCTATTACACCAGAATTAAATACTTTTTTTGCCAATCCAAATCCCCAAACTAGTGGCGTTGCTGGCGTTCCTAGTAATACCATTACTCTAACTTGGGATACAACAGATGCAACAAAAGTTCAAATATTAGAAGGATCTACTGGATCTACATTTGTATTATACGATAACTTAAATCCAGACGGTAATGTTACTTTCAGTACAGGACTTCAATCTGTTGCTGGTTCCGTTTCTCCTGCTCAAAAAATTTATAGATTAAGACTTTTTGCTAATAGTTTTAGCGTGACAACAGCTCCAATAACAGTATCTGTATATAATGATAATTCACCTAGTAGTTTTAGTATACCATCTACAACCACAAGTGGAATTTCTTTAAGTAGTTTAGAATCAGGAGTTCAATATCAAGTTCAAGTTGGACCAATAACAGGAATTGATATGATAACAAAAGTAGAAAGTAGTTCTCCTGGTGTAGATTTTTCTACTAATCAATCTAATTGGAGTAATCCAATTTATATAACAAATAGTCAACCAGTTTATTTTAGATTTACGTCATTACCTTTCAATACTAGTCAATCTGGACTTACAAATCAAAAAACAATTAATTATACAGTGGGAACTACTAGTGGTAGTTTTAATGTCACAACAAGAGCACCAAATATAAATGAAAAATTTGATTTTGGCAATAGTGAAGTAAATTATCCATATCCAGATATTGACCAAGTAACTAATACTCCAACTCAATATATAGTTAGTCCAACAACTGTGACAATCGGCAATGAAGTCGGACCTTCTGGAGATGCTGAAATACCAGTTGAAGTAAAAGTAAATAATCAAAATGTTGAAGTAAGAATAAAACCACAAGGGACTTCTACATTTGGAAGCTGGCAAAATGTGAGGAGTATATAATGGCTTCTACTGTTGTTACCAATACATATACTTCTAATACTAGTATTAACATACCATCTGATGCTGGAAATGTTACTGTAGCAATTGTTGGTGCTAGAGGTGCTAGAGGAGGAAATGATGCTTCACAGCCAGGTGGTAATAGGGGAGATGGTAGAACAGGAACTTTTATTCTATCTAATTTTACTGCTAGAGATTTAACATTTAGTATTGGGGCTGCTCCAACCACAAATGGTCCATCTAATTGTGCTAATTGTAGAGGAATTTTTGGTATTGGTCTTGTAAATGGTGGATTTGGTGGACGCAGTGGGGGCAGTGGATCATCTGGTGGTGGCGGCGGCGGTGGTGGCGCCACTGGTGTCTATGACAGTGTTGCTAATAAATGGATTATAGTCGCAGGTGGTGGCGGCGGTGGCGGTGGTGCTAGTCATCCTAGGTTGCCTGGGTTTGAAGGTAATGATGGTAGTAGTTGGAATACTGGTTTGATTGATAGTCTTATTGGAGCTGGATTAAATGGTGTAACTCAGGGCGGCGATGGAGGCGGTGGAGGCGGTGGCGGCGGGGGCGCTGGCGGAGGCGCTGGTGGAAATTCTGGTAGAGACCATCCACCACCTGGGTTTAATACTGGTGGGAGGAATGCTGAAGGCGGGATGGGGGGAACTAGTAGATATGATTCGTCTTATGCTACACTTGTAAATGGATCTTCTAGTTTAAATACATCTGAGGCGAGTCCTAATGGATCTGTCGGGGTTTCGTATACATTATATACACCAGAAATAGTAAGTTTTATTGCCAATCCAAATCCTCAAAATAGCGGTAATGCTGGAGTTCCACAAGATACTACTACTTTACAATGGAATTGTAAAGATGGAAATTTGTTGGAAATATATAAATTAGATCCTCTACCAAGTCTTATTTATACTGATAGTACTAGTAGTATCTTTGAGCAAACTACTGGAACTCTCAACGTTGACACTAATCTCCAATCTGTTGCTGGTACTAATTCTCCAGCAACAATCACCTATACTTTAAAGTTTTATGCTGGAAATGTTTCGACAACACAAAATCTTACTATTTCAGTTAGAAATGACAACACACCAAATGATTTTAATTTACCGTCAACTACAACATCTGGCGTAAATATTAATAATTTAGAACCTAATACACAATACCAAATTCAATCCCCACCCATTACTGGAATTGATATGATAACATCAGTAGTAACAACTAGTGCTGGATTAGAAGTTTCTACTAATGGTTCAAATTGGTCTTCGGTGGCTTACATTAGTAATAGTCAAACTTTTTTCTTGAGATTTACTTCTCAACCATTTAATAGCGATCCTAATGGAGCAATTAATTCTAGAACATATAATTATACTGTAGGAACATTATCTAAATCATTTACAATATCTACTAGAGCACCAGACGTTAGTGAAATATTTGATTTTGGTGACAGTTCAGTAAATTATCCATATCCAGATATTGATCAAATAACTAACACACCATCTCAATATATGACTAGTCCAACAGTAGTTGTTATGGGAGATTCTGGTACACCACCAGATGCTGAAATTCCTGTAGAGATAAAAGTAAATAATCCAAATGTTCAAATTAGAATAAAACCACAAGGAAGTGCTGTATTTGGCAATTGGCAGACACCTAGGAGCACATAAGGAGATAAAATATGCCAACAAATGACTACACTAGTCCAGGAAATTATAGTTTTCAAACTCCATTTGCCACTAAAAATGTCACAGCTACTTGTATTGGCGGGGGCGGATCTGGTTATAAGGACGAGACCGCCGATGACAGGGGAGGAGGAGGCGGCGGCGGTGGATTTGCTAGATCCACTAGAACTGTTGGTGCTGGGATTACATTTTTAATTACTGTTGGAAGAGGGGGTCAGCGATTAGGAAATAATACCCGTACTGGTGGAGATGGTCAAGCTAGTATTTGCCGTGCAACTACGGGTATTCTGATTGTAGTTGCCGACGGTGGTGAAGCTGGGTTTGATGATAATGGTGGCGGACAGGCTGGAGATGGAACTACTGGTGATATTCAAACATCTGGTCAAAATGGTGAAGATGACGATGATGGTGGTAAAGGTGGTGGAGCTGGAAATCAAAATGGAAATTCTGGTAGATGTAATTCACCTAGAGCTGGTGGTCGAGGAACTGCTTTAGATGGATCTGCTGCTGGTGGATCTTGTACTGGTGACCGAGATGGTGGTACATATGGCGGAGGTGGCGGGGGAAATAATAGTGGTTTTGGTGGAGTTGGTGCAGATGGAGCTGTTAGAATACAATGGGATTATTATGCTCCTGTAATTACGTCATTTACTGGTAGTACACAAACTAGTATTAGTGGAACTCCTAGCGATACTGTTTCACTATCTTGGGCAACACAATATGCTAATAGTATTTCTATTAATAATGGTGTTGGATCTGTAATTGGAATTGGAAGCAGTGGCATCATTAATATTGATAGTAATTTACAATCTGTTGCTGGAAGCAACAGCCCAGCATCTAAAACTTATACAATGACTGCTAGTGGTCCTGGAGGAACTGTTACTGCTAATGCTACTGTTTTTGTTTTTAATGACAACACACCAAATGATTTTAATTTACCGTCAACTACAACATCTGGCGTAAATATTAATAATTTACAACCTAATACACAATACCAAATTCAATCCCCATCCATTACTGGAATTGATATGTTAACATCTGTTATTTGCCCTGCTGGACTGGAGGTATCAACTAATCAATCTAATTGGACTTCATTTATTTACATTACTAATGGTCAATCCATATTTTTTAGATTTACTTCTCAACCATTCAACACCGATCCTAATGGAGCAATTAATTCTAGAACATATAATTATACTGTAGGAACATTATCTAAATCATTTTCGATATCTACTAGAGCACCTGATGTAGGAGAATTGTTTGATTTTGGTGACAGTTCAGTAAATTATCCATATCCAGATATTGATCAAATAACTAATACTCCAACTCAATATATAGTTAGTCCAACAACAGTTGTTATGGCAGATTCTGGTACACCACCAGATGCTGAAATTCCTGTAGAGATAAAAGTAAATAATCCAAATGTTCAAATTAGAATAAAACCTTCTGGAAATGCTACGTTTGGCAGTTGGCAAAGCGTTCGTCAAATTTAATAAATAGTTCAAAAAATTATGAATATTCAGACTATAAAATATACAAGTCATATAATTTTTTCCGCCATAAATTGCTGTGTAGATGTTTATACAACAGAAGAAACATTTTCTGTAGAAGATGATGTTGTTAAAACTCTTAATACGCTTACTGTAGGAAAAAAATATTCAAGACCTGGGAAAAGTTTAACAACAGATATTAATGGTAATGTTGTTGAGGTAGAGATACCAGAACAAGATATTTCTGGTGAAGATGAATTCACTCAGAAAATGATTAGATTTTATTGGGATACTTATAAGGGAGATTTAAAATATGATTGATTTTATAGACGATAACAATTTATCAATTGATGATGATTACTATCAATCCGCTATTGTTAAGATGAAACACCTAAAAAAGAAAGAGCAGGCAGAAATTAAAGCTTCTGAACCAATTCAAGTTAGAATTAATGGCGGTGAATGGATCGATGTAAGGTCTATTGAAGAAGCATAAATATTAAAAAGTGTAGTGATTACTGTAAATGCCATTTAGTAGTACGCCAGTATATGTTGGTGCTGGAGATCAAATAGAACTTAGATATCCTACGCCATCAACATGGAATACGACTGTAAATATTCAGGTACAAATTGGTACTGGGGTTGATCCTACTGGGATTACGTTAGGAACTAGAGCGCCAGATTCTCAACCAACAACATTTAGTTTTACTGATAACTCAGGATCAATTAATGCTGCTGCTACTACTCCTGGTGAGTTTACTAGCACATTTCAAAAAAATACCACATATTATTCTAATCCTATCACAGTAAGTGGGTTAGAATTAAGAGTACCTATTTCTTTTTCTACTTCTGGTTCTGGACCAAAAGGGACATATCCAAATCTCTCAAACGCTGGATTTTCTATTAATGGTGGACCATATATCACAACTTCTACACAGTCTGTAGTCGTTACTGGTAATATTATTAATGGAAGCACAACTATCACTAATGTTTCTAATGCCGCTAGTTTAGTTGTCGGTAGATATATTTCTAGTACTAATATTTCTGGAGAAATTTTAAACATTAGTGGTACAAGTGTTACTGTAACGAATCCAGCAACTGCAACATCATCTGGAGTATCACTAACTCAGTATTATACTGTCACTAATAATGATACTGTTAGATTAAGAATACGAACAGAAAATTGGTACACCACAAATAGCAATGTAACACTAACTATTTCTGATAATTATTGGGGTGCTGGTAATGCTGTTTCCGACACATGGAGTATTACAACTAGGGAACAATTACAAGCAATAACAACATTAAATACTGGAAGCGGTACTGGTACATTTATCGATTATGTTGATGTTGATGCTACAGAATTTGGAACTTATAAAACAGCTAATATTTTAATATCAGGAATTGATAATGATGTTGTTTTAAGAGCTACTTGTACAGGGGATGGTCAAATATCAAAAAATGGTACATCTTGGTCACAATCTCTAACTCAATTAAAGTTAGGAGACACATTATTTACTAGATTATTGGTTGGAAATGGATATACAACAAAAACCACAGGATCTTTTTCTGTTTTTGCTGTAGGTGGAGAAACTGCTACAATTAATTCACAGAGTTATGAAAATAATAATGCTGGTACATATGGATCTGGATCTTTTGCTAGAACTCAAACAATAGGTTCAAAACAAGATGATTGGCAGGTATGGACTGAGGTTGATAGATATCCTACTGGAGTAAACTTTGCTCCAATTTATATAAATACCGATTCTTTACCATTATCATCCGTAACTTCTGGTGGGTCTGGATATGTATTAAACAGTATATATACAACAACAAATACTACTACTCCATCTGCTACTGGATTAACAGTTAAAGTTGCACAAGTTTCTGTAACAGGTGCTATTGAAGCGGTTCAAATTGTTGAGAGAGGAACTGGACCATATTCAATTGATGATATTTTAACAGTAAATGGTGGAACTGTTAATGGTCAAGTAAGATTAATACAATACAGACTTGTAAATGTTTCTACAACATCAACTTTAAATAATGCTGAAGTTGGATTAACGTATTATTCTGATATTGCTATCAGTGGATTGGGTACAGAATATACAACTGGAGCATATAGTAATCTAGAAGAACCATTAATAACTAAAACACCTTCATATACTTTACCGTTCACAGTGCCTGCTGATCTTAGTGGTCAGCCTGTAAGTATTGGGTGTACTGTATCTCAAGGTGATGGATTAATCAGAAAAAATGGGACTGGTGTTTGGGGAACATCAGTAGTTGTTAAAAATGGTGATATAGTAACTATTAAACAAACTTCTTCTACAAGCTACAACACTACAAAAACTAGTACTATTAGATTACAAGGTCCTCCTAATGGAAATCCTACTGGTGCTACAATTACCAACCCAACTGCTGGACCAAATCCACCTTCATTTGTAGATAAAGAAGCTACTATTACAATAAAAACTAGATCTGCTAGAACAAATCCATATCCTTTTAGAGCTCAACACGTTTATCAAACAGAGTTAGGTACACAATATGTGAGAACTGTTCCTATTAGTGGATTAGATTTGGATACAACTGCTACTATTGTATCACAAACACCTGGATCTAATGCTCAAATTAGTGTAGATGGAATTAATTATTTTACAACTATTTCTATTGTACCTGCCAGTACAACTACTTTGTATATAAGAGCAACTTCTGCTACCGCTTTTGCTACTACTCAAACAATTGTATATCAGTGTGGAACTACACAAGATACTTTTAGAATAACCACGAAGAGGAATCAATACACATACAATACATTTTCACCAGCAAATACTTTTTATGAATATGTAATACCACAATGGGCTGATACCATTGACTTTGTTTTAGTTGGAGGCGGTGGCGGTAATGGTGGAGATGATTATCCAAACAGTTTCGGTGGCAGGGGTGGAAATGGAAATGTGATGGTCGGATCTATAAATGTTGCTGCTATACCATGGACAGATCCTATCAACAAAGCAATTAAAATATTTGCTCCTCAAAGAGGTAATAATGGTGTAAATTTCTCTAAATCATCTGCTGGAGGAACTGGTGGTTTTGGATATGCTACTGGTGGTAATGGTGGCGCTACAGCATCTGGTGAATACTCTGGATCTGGTGGAGGTGGCGGCGGTGCCGCTGCTATAACACTTGCTGATGGAACTTTGATTGCTTTAGCTGGCGGTGGTGCTGGTGGAGGTGGTGCTGGTGATGATACTGTTATTCAAAAATTAACACAAAATGGTAATTATGCTGGTAATGGTCCAAATGCAATTGACAGTTTGGTTGGTTTAAATCTAACGGGGTCGGCAGGAACTAGTGCTAGTTTATCTGGTGGCGGCGGCGGAGGTGGCGGTGGTGGATTTGGCACGGGTGGATCCACTAATGCTTCTTTAGTTGATGAATTTGGTGGGACACTTGCTACGGTTGATTTAGACGCTAATGGTGGTATTGGCGGAGGATCTTATTATAAATCTGCTTGGGTTACAGTTGGATCAACTCCAGATAATTTTGGAGCAGGTACTAATGAAGACGGTATTGCATATCTCGGATATCCCCCCCAAGATTTTACTCCAGATCCTTTTACTTTTACTCCCGTAACAAATGCTAGTCCAAATACTCAATATACTAGTGAAATTATACAAATAACTGGAATTACTGGAACTCTTCCTGTTTCTATTTCTAGTAATGGTTCCGCTCAACAAGTTAGAGTATGTACTACTGGACAAAGTAGTAGTTGTGGACCATTCGGATTTAGTGCTACCATAAAAAATAACGAGTATCTTCAAGTAAGAATGACAACTGGTGATCAATTTTTTACTGGATATACGATGACAATTACTGTAGGAACAGTAACTCAATTTTGGACTATTGATACTGGATCTCCTCCAGATAATCTTCCAAATGACTTTTCAGTACCAAACTTAACAAATCAGGAACCTAATACAGCAGTAGACAGTAGTATTGTACAAATTACTGGTATTAACAATCCTGTTACAATTACAGCTAGTAATGGTGCTCTAATTTCTATATGTAATGGCACTACTTGTGATGCTTTTGCTGCTTCTCCGAGAACTATTGCAAATGGTCAAGGATTTAAATTAAGAATTACTACGTCTTCATTATATTCCACCAGTGTAACTTCTCAAGTAGTAGTAGGTTCATCACCAGCTGTCACTTGGACTGTATCAACAGGTGTTGTTCCTGATAACACACCAACTAGTTTCGCATTTATTAGCCTATCTAATCAAAATTTAAATACTACAGTTACTAGTAATTCTGCTACAATTCAGGCTATTGATAATACAATTCCTTTTTCAGTAACAAATAGTACTGGGCAGACTGGAACATTACCAACAATTGTAATTAATGATATCGATACTAATCTTTCATCTACAACTGTACAATTATTTGATGTTGTTAAATTAAGATATACTACATCTGGTATTGTTGGTGATTCAAAAACTTGGAATATAACAGCTGGAACTTTTACAACAACATGGACAGTAACAAATGCTGGTCAATTTGGAACATCACCAACTCCGTTTTTATTCCCAACTGTAATTGCTTCTGCCGTATCTACAAATACAAATAGCAATACAGTAACAATTGCTGGTTTAGGAACTTCTGTTGGAGCATATGCTACAAATGGTGCTAAGTTGAGTAAAAATGGAGCTGCTTTTAACACTTACACATCGACAACTCCTTTACTAGTAGCTAACGGAGATACTTTAAGAGTTCAGATATTATCTAGTGGAATAGCAGGATTTTCTATAACAAGTGATGTTTTTGTTGGATCATATACAACAACATTTACAGTTGTCAGTCCAGCTCCAACACCCGATCCTATTTTAGGTCAATGGTATAGTGGGATAAATATGATCCAAAATGTTTCTGGTAATCAGATTAAATATGCTTCAAAATTTGATGGTTTACCTATCGGATCTATGATGCCTGTATTTAAAGATGCTTCCCAAACAGATGGTTGGGGGAATTTAAATGGTAAAGCAGATTCTAGATTCCCTGGGTGGATTCTTTGTGATGGATCATATGTAAGTCCAACAGATTTCCCCGCTTTATACTCTATTCTTGGTACAACTTATGGTGCTTTAGGTGGTGGAGATTTTAGATTACCTGACATGAGAAATAAAAAACCAATGGGAACTGGTCCCGTTGATGGTAATGCTAGTTCTTCTCCTGCTTTAATTCCTGATTATGGACCAGCAAAAAATGCTACTAATAAATCTAATTTAATACCAGGGTCTCATGGTGGATTGTGGTATATCGATCAAATAGCGGTTCCTAGTGCCCAAAGTGTTCCTCAGGTAAAAACTCCTGGTACAGGATTAACTGCAACAGAAAGTGATTATTTCATCATTGGAACAATTTCCACAACTGGTTATACTAATGTCGTTGGTCAGATTGACTTTACTACAACTGGTCAAATATCTGCTAATGTATCTTTAAAAGCAACTAAATTATACGAAACTCCAACTCACACACACGTTATTTTATCAGGTCAACCAGACCCATCACTTGGAGGAAATGGATTTAAAGGTCTAGTGTACTGGAGCTCTAATGGTGGTAGACAATCTCCAGCATCTTCGGGCATTGTGATTGGTAATCAACCTTCTGAATCAGTGGCTTCAGTTACAATTAACTTGTGGGGGTATATTATTAAACCGCCTGCTGGACACGTCCTATTAACTAGTTCTAATACAGTTCCAACTGCTCAGGATGCTAATTCTGATACAGTATGGTTACAAAAGGCAGAACCATGGGAACCATCTACTGGCGGATGTCTTACCATTAGCGGTCCTGGATATACAGGAAATCGTATTACCCAGGTGAGAACTACTGTACAATATAAACAGCCAAATATTGGTAATATTGGAGACGCAAATTATGATGAAATCAATCAATTTATTAATCTAACATCAGAACCTTTCCCAACTAACGCTAGTGTTGTTAATAGCGGTGATAATTATAAAATGGTAGGAGCAGTTGATATTCCAACGAAGAATGTTAGTGTCGCTAGTTTTAATCCAGTTACAAAAAACAATCACACTCATTATCTAAGTTTTTCTCCTATTGCCAACACAACTACAACGTTTAGCTATGGTAACGAAGATAATCACGGAACTGCTGCTGGTGGAGCGCCAACAAATACTTCTGTTACTATTATCAGAACTGCTGCTCAATTAGGATTAGAAGTACTACCAGGCAAATTTACTTTAAATGCCAATAAACAATTGATACCTACTCCATCTTTATCGCCACAAAGTAAAGTTCCATTGATTACTCCATATATTTGGGTAAAATGGTTAATCAAAGCATATTAAAATAAATAACAATAAAAGATTTAAAATGTCAAAACCAGTTTTTAATCCAGATGATTTTGTTTTTCAAAAATTAGAATTGCCTGAGGATAATCCAACTTTAATAGAATATGACGCTAAAGCTAGATTAATTTACGTTAGAGTAAAGGATCCATCTACAAAAGAGTATGAGTATAATGCTGTCCATCTGTCAGAAGTCGTTAATAATAATTTGTTGACATATTTACCTGATGAATGGACGAATGAAAATGATAGAATATTGTTATTTGCTGTTCATGAAAATGGTAAATCTCTTTTGGAAAAAGAAAAATTAAAATATAATTTTGAAACAAAAGAAACATATTGGGTTAGATACGAATATAAAAATTTTAGTCAGTCTGATGCCAAAGAAATTTTTGATGCCTTAAAAGCAGCAGTCTTTTTACAAAATGCTAAGAATGAAAATGCTAGAAATAGTTCTCTAGTTTCTTTAGCTAAAAAAGATGTTTTTCTAGATCGTATGTACGTTCAAACTCTTCAAGAATCTGAACGAATGCTTAGAGAAACTGATTGGAGAATTTTGGATGACGCCCCACAAAGGTTTGATGGTGAAAGAGAATTGTGGAAACAATGGAGGCAAAAAATTAGAAATTCTCCAAAGAAACCAGAAGAATTTGAAACTGATTTAGATTTTCTTATCTATAAAGAAGAATTTAAATGGCCAATTAATCCAGAACAATACCATCAGATGTACCCAAATAATGATGTTGAATATCTTTCAACATCAGAACAGTTTGTTTTTGCTGACACTTCAATGACTGAAGATAAAGTAAATATTTACGATGAGAAACTGAACTTGGCTATCAAAACATTTAAATACAATGAAGAAAACGGTATACCAATCAATAAAGAAATGTATGATATTATCAGAAGATATTCTTTGTTAGAAAATATTGATGATATCAAATTAAATGTAGGAGAAGATCAATGATAGCTAGGGATTTTGTAGAATTTATTATTGAATGGACTGAAGCATTAAATAAAACTTTAATGGTTATCAGAACAACAGGACCAGATAGTGCTACTGATGTTGAAAAAGTAAATCACATTTATTCTGTTTATAAATCAAATTTTGAATCAGATCGAGTTGATTTCTTTAATAAATTTTTGTATAATGAATTTACTTTCTTAGAATTTGATTCCGAAGAAGAAGCATATGACTTTGGAATTCAAAATTTTCCAATGAATAAAAATGGAGATATGGATTTCTTTGTTCAGTTTTTTATATTCAGTAATGGCAATTTAGCTTATGCTAACGATTCATTATCTGGATTGTCTGACAGAATACCACCACCACGAACCAGTTGAATAATTGGCATAAGGGTCTTGACAGACCCCTTTTTTTATGCCATACTATCTGTATTGACATTTCACCTCGTTATGTTGCTTCGTCCTCACCAACAGAGTGGTTGTGCTGCTATGGAGCAGTATAACATCGGTCAACTGCTCATGCCTACGGGCGCTGGCAAGACCCCTACAATGATTCATGACTGTATTCGTGTGTTTGACACTGTAGACGCCGCTACGGTCGTTGTGGTCGCTCCTAGGATCCTTCTGGCAGAGCAACTGTCTGCTGAGTTTCTTGAGCACATTACTAACGCTTCTGTACTTCATATTCATAGTGGTGAAACTCACCACTTCAAGACTACTAACCCCAATGTAATCAGTCAATGGGTGGAGAGTCATAAGTCCCACAACAAACTTATTTTCACAACCTATAACTCTCTTATTCGGGTTCAGCAGTCTGGCATTGATGTCCACACTGTCTATTGTGACGAGGCACATAATTCTATCAAGAAGAATTTCTTTCCTGCTATAGAATATTTTTCTGGTGCTGCTGATCGTTGCTATTTCTTTACTGCCACTCCTAAGCATTCCAACACTATGTCTAAACCAGGCATGAATGATATTGATGTATACGGTAAGGTTATCTGTGATGTTCCTGCTACCGATATGGTCAAGCAAGGTTATATTCTTCCTCCTACCGTTGTTCCTTACGTTGTTGATTACGAACGTTTGAAAGGTGATCTTGCTGCTAGCAGCGATCATGTTACTCTCGTTAATATTATCGACGAACTGGATGAGGATGCTGCTTCTAAAATTCTGGTGGCAGTTCCTAGCAGCAAAGTGATGTGGAATCTGCTGTCTCAAACTACTATTCTCAATGACCTTGAAGATCGTGGTTATGATGTGCTTCATATCACTAGCAAGTATGGTGCTTGGGTTAACAAAACCAAAGTCAACCGTGAGGTATTCTTTGATACGTTCAATGCTTGGGGCAAAGATCCCAACCGTAAATTTGTAATTTTCCATTATAGCATTCTTGCTGAGGGTATCAACGTTCATGGTCTGACTCACACCATTCTGCTCCGTACTCTTGATGTCATCGAGATGGCACAGACTATCGGTAGGGTTATCCGTCTCAATAAAGACGATGCTGCTGACCTTTCTAGTGGTAGAATTGCTGTTGGTGACTATGCTATGTACCGTAAACCCACTGGTTTTGTGACTGTTCCTGTGTTCAAGAACTATGGTGATCGTACTATCAAACGTCTTCAGAACCTTGTCGATACTATTTTCGTTCAAGGCAAACCCGCTGTTTCTGTGGTCAACCGATGACTAAACTTACTAAACTTACCCGTAAAATCGATTACAAAGACCAGTTGCTGACATACAAGCAACTGGAAGGTGTGGTTGCTCGTAAGCATATTCTTACTGGATCAGCTGCTGAGATTATCAACAATTCAAAAATCAACGATTTTGGATGGGAATCAGCAGCACTGGCATATTCTACCTTCACAACAGATGAGCGAGCAGATATTCGTAAATCTGGGCAGCAACTCGCTAAAGGTTACTACAATCCTACAACTGAGACAATTGATTCTCCTAATGTTCAACCTACGAATGATAGGGGTATTCTTGTAACTCAAATGTATCTCAATCAGGATCGTTGCTGTGCTTACAGTGGTGATGGTCCTTACCATATTCTAGATTTTCAGGTAGAACATATTAATCCTAGTGGTGGCGACCACCCAGACAACATTGTACTTGTTCTCGCTAATGTAAATGAGAATAAAAAGCAATCTGTAGAGAGCTTCCTTGAACGTTGTGAACAGCGTTATAACATGGGAGAACTTGAATATGCCAAATGGTATAAGGATATGAAAGATGCTGTCAAACGTGGGCAGAAAAAGAAATCTGAAATTCTCTCCATGAATGAGGATGAGTTACGAACATACTGGTTGACACGTACAACACCAAAGTATGACAAATATGTGTGGCGTAATATTGGTATGTCATCTCTCAGTGAGTTTCGTATCCTGAAAAAAACAGGAGAGGAACGTAAAGGTGGTAGTCAAGGTAACTATGTGGACATTCTAAGCACTATTGCTGCTGAATATCTGTTTGGCGATCCTGATCTGGCACGAGAAATTTATAAATCTGCTAGGTTATTTCGTAGTACTTATTTGAATGGAAAGATTCAAAACGATGTCTATGCTATTCTTACCACAGAAATCATAGAGTTGTCAAATCACATCTATCCAAGTTATAATAGAGACAAATTTATTGCTAACATCATCCGAAACAATTATACATGGCAACATCTAAACTGACTAACCATTCCCTGTATCGTTACGCTGGTGGTAAGAACAGGATGAAAAAAGATTTGATTCAGATTATCAAGGATGTAAATCCTGGTTTGACCAAGATTGTAGCGCCATTTATGGGTGGAGGATCAACTGAGATTCTGATGGCAGCACAAGGTATCAAGGTGCAATCGTATGATATTTTTCGACCGCTAGCAGACTTCTGGGAGATCGTCACGGCAGGTGGCGGCGGGCGAATCGCTGATGAAGTGACCAAGCATTACCCATTAATTGATAGCAATCACTATAAATCCTTCCTTCCGTTGTTGGATAGTGAGGATAAGTTCATCAGAGCGTGGGCATTTTACATTGCAATCAAGGGTTCGTACTCAGGTAAGATCGGATGTTCTACCGTTAAGTCTAGAGCAGAGTTCAGACTTGTGGGAATTGATAAACTTAGGAATTTTTATAACCCGAACCTGTCGTTTGCCTACGGTAGTTGCTTCGACACGATTCCAAAGCACAAAAATGACTTCTTGTATCTGGATCCACCATATTACGAGACTGTTAGCCACTATTATGGTAAAGATGGTGCCCTTCACAAATCATTTGATCACGAAGCATTCTGTGATACTTTGAAGCAACACAAAGGTGGGTTCGTGATGTCTTATGACAACAGTGATGCTGTTCGTGAACTCTATCAAGGGTGGACAGAATTCAGGTATCTTACATTCCCTTATCAAATGTCGGGCACCAAACGTTACGATAAAACTGAATTGGTGATTGTCAAGCATCCAGAGCACTCTATACAAAAACCACAAACTGTGCTAGAATCTTTCATGGTATAATTCTCATATATAACGTGTAACGGAAAATAATTATGCTTAATATTTACTACTATATTATCTTTACTATATTTGCTGTAATAGCATATATGATGATTGTAGATGAAAATGTAGTTAGATATATTGAGATTATGTTTCAACTCTTCGTTATCAACTTGAAAAGATTATATTATATGGTTGTTTTTCATCCAGATAATAAACTTACCACCTGGAGTATGAATTATAAATTCAATCGAATGACTCGTAAACTACAAAAAGAAATGGAACAAAATGACTCATCACGACCTATTGATTGATGATTAACATGACGCATTACGATAAATTAATTGACACGCTCATTATGCATCTCTATGATGCATGGGAGCACAAATATTGGGATGAGCAGCTAGCAAAAAGAAAAGCACATGAGATTCTAACAACTGTGGAAGCATTTCAACAAAACCGTGTCTTAACAACTACAGACACATCTGTATATGCACAATGGAGGGCAAGTGACTAATTCTAAATTTCCATATGAAACGTTTCCATATCGTTTAGATATTAAAAAAGAAAATAGAGTTTGCTGGTTTATTCACGAAGAACATTTAAATAAACTTATTGAACGAGAAAAATTAAATCCTAAAAATTATGAAGTATCCACGAATGGTGTGGCGTTGGTGGGCAAAGTCACTGGGTCAAAAAGCAAGCGACAACGACAACGAAGCAGATAAGGTTGCTATCATTCGCACTCTTATGTTTGCTACATATCTTGTCACAAATGCTTTTATTATAGCAGGTGTGGTGAGACACTGGAATGACAATCAAATTAATGTTGAGGTAGAAGTCTATGAAAATTCAAACTATTCTGAAAAGTTACACTCAGAAAGACGGCACAACTTGGGAGTGGATGGAAACACCAGAATTGAGGGCGTATATCGCTCAGGAGCAATCAAAAATCGCACTGGGGAATTTGAATGAGCGCCCAAAACGAGTATCCTAAAATTATGGAATAGGAGAGAATAGTTGTATAAAGTATTTTATTCACCTATAAAACCACCAAATGCTGATGGACATGATATTTTATCCGAAAGAGATTTAGAACCATCTGAACATCATCATTATCACAACTGTCCTGTTTGGAAACATAAACATAATAGAACGTTTGTGGCTGTATCACCAATAGATTTTGAAATAAAAATAAATGGTGAATATTTAGATTATGAGATGAATCCTCTTTATGGCAAAATGATTACGGATGCTGATGAATTAGATTCACAGCATCCTGTTTTACAATTATCATTTCCATTATATTATTTTTGGACCGAAGAAAAAAATCTTTGGGTTGAAATGTTAGATCATCCAATGACTTCTTATAACAATAATATGATTGTTATTGGTGGATGGTGGAATCTTTTTAATCATCCGAGGTCAGTAAGCACAGCGGTCAAATATGTCAATAAAGATAATTCTATCATCATTAAAAAGGGAGATCCTTTATATAGAATCAGATTCTATGGAGAAGATCTAAATTCAGGAGTGAAATTACTTCATTCTAAAGATGTCCCTAAACATATTATAGATCAACGTATCGTATCAAAACCATCAAATTCTAATAGATCAACGTTACACAGACGGTTATTTTCCAAGCAATGTCCTTTTAAGAATTTTTTATGAAAACTAAACTCAGCTGGTTTGAGTATTATATTGGTCATTGTTGGATGACTGGTTGGCAATCAATTCGTGGGTCGTTCCGTATCTGGGCAGACTTGATGACGGGAAACTATAAGGACTATGCCCTGATGTGGTATGATGATCCTTATGAAGAATGTGTAGATTGGTTCTGGGGTTCTTTAGGTGATGATGATACCTTACCTAAAGAATTCCTTGAGCATTTACTGGAAATGTGTGATAGAATAGATAAAGGTCAAGAAGAACTCATTCCTGCAGATGAAGATTTTTTTGATAGAATGAAAGACCTCCTAAAAGATGTAGAGCTAGAAAAATATGAAACTGATACAATTTAAACACTGGTATGATTATGGGCATGAATGGTGTGTCCAAATTTTCAATACATCTAAGCATTATCCAAAAAATTTAAAATTATTATCATTACTACAGCTTTCTGTAGGATGGTGTGATTTTCCTTCTGGACCATATTTACAAATACATATGGGTCAGGGAAGATTGTTTGGTATGATATTTTTTGCCTATAAATTTACATTTGATATTGACATCTTAGCACCAACATGGCATAGAAGCTATGACTCTTTCTTTGAGGATGAGAAATGACAGATAAAATAACATCTGTTTTTTACAGATACAAATTACAAGGAAGTAATTCATATGATTGTTTCTTTGTGCCAGGAGAACAAATTGATGATTTGATTGGTGGTGTGGCATCTGAAATTATAAATGGAGAAGTTGTTTTTCACATTTATGATCTTTCCGATGAGACTATGTTAAATCATCCGTGGGTAACATGGTGGGATAAAAAAATTATTGAGAAAGAAGTTGTATTAACAAAACTCCCCACCAAAAAGGGTAACAAAATCAATTGGAAATCACGTAATCGTGGTGGTGGTGTCAAGCATAAAAATTTTGACAAAACTGATGCCAAGCTGTACTATAAAGAAACGGAAAGGGTAATCAATCCTAAAAGCAAACCACCTAAAAAAGTTGAAGAACCCCCCATGGGTATCATAAACATCATCAAAAAAGAGGAGGATTCCTAATGACTCAACTTATTAACCCTTCCGACCCACGCTTTTTTCGACAAACATCTAACGAACCCTACCTTCGTCACGATTATAAATTAGTATCGAGCACTGGCGAATTTGTTATCTTTGATAATTATGAAGATGTACAGCGTAGATGGTTTGAGCGTAGTGGTCATTTTTTAAGTCACATTGAGGTTCTAGATCATAAAGAACCGAAGAAAAGTAAAAAAACAAAGGGGTTTTGAATGATTAAACTGACACCAACCTCCCTTAGAATTACGGGTAGTATTCTTCTTGTAATTGGCTATTTTATACTTCTTTATGGTGATATGAAAACTGGTTGCTGGTTTCGTTTAATCGGTGGATTAGTCATGGTTCCCTTCTCTATTCAAATCAAAACCTGGGATGTTCTAGTGCTACAAGCGTTTTTTTCTGTTATAGATATTTCAAAAATTATACAATTATCATCATGACTATCGATAAGCAATGCTTATGAAACACCGCTTGACACCACCGTTGAGCGGTGCTATATTGTATTCAAATACATAAAACAATGAGACGAGTCACTGTAAGACCTAAATCTAGCAAGGCGAAGAATCGTCTTGCTAACTCTATGGATGGTAATCCTATCTGTGTTGTTGAGCAGGACAAAGGAGATGGTATGCTGTTTCTCGCTAGTGAGAACCAGAAATACTTCTTCTGGGTCAATGTAAGTGAAGATTGCCACTGGGAAACTGAATGGGAGGTTCTATGAGCTACACTATCACCAAACACATCCAAATTCAACACGAAGAAGATGATTGGAGTTTTGATTTTACTGCTGATGAGCATGGGACTGTGAGTGTAGAGGATGG